GGGTTGGAGTTGCAGTTCAAGGTGGTAACAGCCCACAAGCACTCATCAATAGGGCGGATATCAAGGTTGATCTTGACTTCGTGGTATTGAAGAGCAATCAAGGGAAGAGCGAGACCGGGGTTGGTGCAGAACCAGAATTGGAAAGGAACATAGAGAGTTGTCTCTGGAAGAGCGTTACGGGGAGCGCAAACTTGACGGGGGGCCAAGGAGTCGCAAGGAGACTCAACATCAGAGAAAGAGGGATCAGTGATGAAGGTAAGTTGAGTGGTGTTACCAATCATCAACCAGTAGCCACGGAGTTGCTCGGATGTGATGGTAAGTTGATTCCAGATGTGCATCCAGTCACCATATTGACGGTCAATTCTTTGGCCTCCAATCTCAACCTCAACTTGAGCGATAAGTTGCTCTCCAATGTAGTCTAACCAACGGGCATAGACACCGGTGTTTTGGCCGGTAGTGTAGTTTCCGAGACCCATAAGTTGGTTGATCTCGGGAAGTGTTACTTGTAAATAAGTGCGGTAAGCAAGATCTCCGTTTCTGGAGATAACACATTGGACGCGACGTCCGAAATCAGCTTGACCGTTGAAAGTTTGTTCGATTGATTCAATTGCGAAGTTAGTGTATCTGCGATACGTAACTTTCCAGAAAGTAATTTGAGGGTTACCTGTGAGGTACACGTCTTGCGACAATCCCTAATATTTCTACTAGGGGCAGAGTACACCTTAAGAAACTTCAAGTTTGACTAAAACTATCATTAGTTCCCGACTGCCGTCTACTCGTTGAACCTTTATCTTATATCTATCTTTCTACCTTAAAAAAGTGGAACCAAATAAATAAATATTTAAGACCCGATTTTTAAAGATGAAATAAATTACACTGAGATTTTCTCTCCACTTTCTCAAAAAGTGGATATAAGATACTTGGCTGCGGATTGCCCAATCTTTAACGTTTTTACTATCCTAACGGTCATTATCCGCCAATATTATCTGTGTCACCACAAATAAGTAGTAGTTAAAGCTCTAAGGGGTTTCCCGACAATTTGACAATCTTGCATGTCATATCCTGACATACTAGCAAGTTATATAATTGAGTATTACTGTCTCAATTCGCATATTTACACTGTTTTTCTATTATGGTGATATGCGACCCATAATAGCAGCTCACTGTTGGCGCCCAAGAGTTAAGCGCCATAAGCTACTAATTGCATTAATCCGCCTCCCATTTTATAATATGGCTAAAGAAAAAAAAATTTTGAAATTTAATTTAATTTAATTTAATTTTTTGCATAGATTATTTTATGACAGACTATTATAAAAAATTGAATTTATTTGTTATTTAAATAGCTTATAAATAATTTAATAATTTATATATATGTCACAAATATGCAAAACTAACATATTTATTTCTAAAGCAATAAAAATTCATGGAGATAAATATGAGTATTCTAAAGTTAATTATGTTAATGCTAAAACAAAAGTAACCATAATATGCAAAACACACGGTGAATTTAGTCAAACACCATCAAACCATTTAAATAGATATAATTGTCAAAAATGCGCTAATAATTTTAAAGGTAATACAGAAATATTTATAGAAAAGGCTAAACAAATACATGGAGATAGGTATATCTATTCCGAAGTAAATTATATTAATGCTGATATACATGTAATAATTATTTGCAAAGAACATGGTGAATTTACACAAATTCCAGATTTTCATATAAATAGAAAATGCGGATGTCCAAAATGTTCTAATAATGTTAAGTTAGATACACAAATTTTCATTGAAAAAGCAATAAAAATTCATGGAGATAAATATGAGTATTCTAAAGTTAATTATATAAATTCTATAACACCTGTTCTAATTATTTGTAAAAAACATGGCGAATTTATACAAATACCAGACATACATATCTATCAAAAATGTGGTTGCCCTAGTTGCATTAACAAAACAGAGTTTAAATTTTATGAAAAAGTAAAAGAAATTTATCCTACAATTAAAAGACAATATAAAGTGGATTGGTGTAAAAATAAATTGCATTTGCCATATGATTTTGTTATTGAGGAGTTGAATATTATTATTGAAATAGATGGAGAGCAACATTTTACACAAATTTCTAATTGGACTTCACCAGAAATTCAAATAGAAAAGGATAAATATAAAATGAAATGTGCAAATGAAAATGGATTTTCTGTTATTCGTTTGCCTCAAACTGACATTTCAAAGGACAGTTATGATTGGTTTAATGATATTCAAATAAGCATTCAAAAAATTAGCAATGAAAAAATAGTTCAAAATATATTTATATGTAAAAATAATGAATATATACATTTTGAATAAAAATATAAATAAAAATATAAATAGGTTATGATATGACTTTATTCAAGTCTAAATTGGTCTTCATAAATTTCAGCAAATATGAGTCTTCTAGCACCTCTTTTTTACCTTCATGATTTTTTGAAAAAACATATGAGCCATTGCGTTTTTTTACAGACCAACCTTGCTCTATAGAGTTAAATAGTAATAACATTTTTTGAAATTTAATAGCGTCAACTTTTATGTTCTCATGTTCTAAATCTTTTAAAGATTCTAAATTAATTTTAATATCCATTAAATAATTTCTAGAAAACATTACAAAACTTTAAACTAGTTACAACTTATTTTGCGTCTAAAATATTTTGAATAATGTTTTTCTTCAGCATCTAATAATTTTAAATTAGTTTTTATAATATTTCCATCAGAATCAGAATAATAGATATTATTAATTTTGTATCCTAGTCGCTGTGGATAATTTTTCATAGTTTCAATGCAGTTACTGCAAGGCTTGCTTGATTGTATTTTGTTTTTAGGTGAAAATCTTACTACTAATAAATTTATAGATTCTAATCTTTTTTTATTTTTTAGAGGCATTAGTTTTGTTAATGCATCGCATTCAGCATGTATTCCTGGATTTTTTCCAGCACTATCACCCATTTGATTTACACCAAAACTCAGAATTCTAGCCTTCTTCAAATCTCCATTTCCCTTGTAAAAGACACGATATATGATTATAGTGTCCGCAAACACACGACGAAACATTACATTCTCCATTCTCATATAAATTAATATCTGAATCATAAGGCAAACAAAATCTCTTAATAAACATAGTGTCAAGCAAACAATTCATTTTTAGTTATACATATAATACGCGAGTTCTCTTTAAAATATTTCAATTTTATTTTAATATAAGTTTCGAAACCCTTTAACTTTATTCTTACCTGATTTATAAAGCTGTTTGAATTATCAGTAACATATTGTTTGTATCTTTTAATTAAAATTTATTGCATGTTATTGTATGTGTTATGGGAATTAATACTATAAAAACTTACAATTGTAATAATTAATTTCATAATTTCATAATTTCATATATAATCTTTAAATATATTAATTCTTATTATTATAAATTAAATAAATATTATTTAATTTATTTAAAGAAATATGCCAAATTTTAAACCAAAAACAAATAAAAAGATTAAATTTAATAAAAAAACAGCTATAACCTTAGACGCAAAGCATAAAGAATTTTTGAATGAATTTAATAAAGATGATAATAATAAAATACCAGAATTAAAGTTTGAGAGAAATGAAATTAGACAAAAATTAATTGAAGAAGCCAAAATACTTTCAGTAGAACAGCGTTTAGATTTAGAAGATAAAGTAAATGAAATTACAAAAACTATTAAAGAACTTAAAAGTAAAAAAAAGGATTATTTTTTAGATAATTCGCACTACATTTTTGAATATTTTGAAAATAAAAAAGGTATATCAGATGGAAATAATATGCAAAAACCAACAAATAAATCCAAAATAGTAAACTCTTTTTTTAAAATTAAGGAAGAGAATGACTCTGATAAAATCGCACAGAGAGAAAACAATAATATCGTTCAAAAATATCTAACTAATATTGATGATACATTTTTAGATGTTAATGCATTTATTTCGCAAACTGACATATGTCAAACATGTCATAAAGGAGAATTAATTCCCCTTGAGGATGAGGGTATTATGGTTTGTAATAGTTGTTCTAGAACTATTCCATATTTAATAGAAAATGAAAAACCTTCTTACAAAGAACCTCCAAAAGAGGTTTGTTTTTATGCTTATAAAAGGATAAATCATTTTAAAGAAATTTTAGCTCAATTTCAAGGCAAAGAAACTACACAAATTCCTATAGATGTAATTGAAAATATAAAACTTCAAATTAAAAAAGAGAGAATAGAATTATCACAAATTACTAATTCCAAAACAAAAGAAATTCTTAAAAAGTTGGGCTATAATAAATATTACGAACACATACCATTTATTAAAGATAAATTAGGAATTAAACCGCCTATTATGTCACCTGAATTAGAAGAAACTTTGTGTAATCTTTTTATTGAGTTGCAGTCTCCTTATTCTAAATTCTGTCCTGATGATAGGGTTAATTTTTTAAATTATTATTATACCGCATATAAACTTTGCGAGCTTTTAGGAGAAGAAAAATATTTACCATTATTTCCATTACTTAAAGATAGAGAGAAAAGAATAGAACAGGATGACATATGGAAAAAAATTTGTGAAGAATTAGACTGGGAATTTATACCGACTATATAAAGTTTTTATTTTTGGGTTGTTTAATTTGTTGGTCTGTAAGGAAATAATTGTAATTCATTTGTATTAAAAATAGAAAAATTTGGATCATATGTATTTGCTCCTATACCACGACCATAACATTGACCGCCTCGTTGTTTTCTTGTTTTACTTTTCTTGGTTTTTCTTGTTTTTCTTGTTTTTCTTGTTTTTCTTGTTTTTCTTGTCTTTCTTGTTTTTCTTGTTTTTCTTCTTTTTCCACCATTTTGGTCTTCATCAGAATCTTCATCAGAAGATTCATTTGTAGTATAGTCAATTACATGTTCATTTTCAATTAATTCTCGTAAACTTTCAATTAATTCTTGTGGTGTAAAATGATTACCTGTTGCAGGATTATTTTGTTGAAGAGCCATTCTAACCAAATTTATATTAGAATTATTTTCTACTAACAAATCAACATCTGCCTGGGTAAATCCCATCTCAAGTAACTCATCTCTATCTTCTGGAGAAAATTCACCTCCATACATTTTTTTTGAATATTTTCTATGTGACTTACGATTATATCTTTTATTACGCGATTGTTTTACCATATATAATATGTAAAGATTAAATATATTTATATACTATAGGGTTTCAATAAATTTATGTTTAGCATAAATCCAGATTTTATATTTATAATCTTTTTATAAAATTATTATTGATTTTATAAAAATTTTATTCGCTTACCATTTTAGGTTTTAAAATCCACCAGGAAATTTTACGAGGTTCGCGCCAATTCCAAATCCGGCTCCACTGCGAGCTGTTGCTCCCATAGAAGGAATATAGGTGTCAAGGATGCTAAAGGTAGCAGCAGCGGTTAAGGCAATCAAAACTATTTCCTCAATATTTAAGGAACGTTTAGGAATAGCATAAGCAGCGATAGCTACCATTAAACCTTCAACAAGATACTTAATGATTCTTTTAACAAGTTCTCCAACGTTTACTAATCCGTTCATTATATTAAATAAAAAGAAAAAAATATATATTTGCGATAAAAAACTTAAAATTAAATACTTTAATTTACTAAAATGGATCGTTCTAAAGATAAGAATTCTAAGAAATCTGGTTTTGAGAGAAAACAAAATGGTGGAAAACCTAATTCTAAATATGTTGATTTATTAGAAGAAGATAAAGGTATAGCCGGACAAAAATTTGTTTGTGTTTCTTTTTGTTCTCCTGAAAAAATTCTTAAAGAGAAACAATTATTTTTCTTCGAACAATTTCTAAAGAAATGGGAGTTTTCCAAGTCTATGGAAAAGTTTATTCAATTCCTAAATTTTATTTCATTTAAATATAATATTTCTTTTGATGACGTATCTAATGATTTTAAGGACTTTGTTAAAGAAGAAAATGAATCATTGTCTAAAGTAAATATGGATGATGACTATAAAACGTTTATTGATAATAATGAAGAAGAATTGCAGAAAAAATTTGATTTAGCTCATAATTTCCAAACCAGCACTAGAGGTTTAAAAATTCGCGGCTCATATCCAACTCAAGAAGAAGCAGAAATGAGATGTAAGTTATTGAGAGAAATTGATCCTAACCACGATGTATATGTTGGACCCGTTGGTTTATGGATGCCATGGGATCCAGAAGCTTATAAAACTGGTCGTGTTGAGTATATGGAAGAAGAGTTAAATCAATTAATGCATGAAAAATCTAAAAATGAATCTAATGCTAAGGCTGCTTTCGATCAGCGCGTTAAGGAAACTAAGCAGAAAGCTATTGAAGAAAACATTAAGGCGGCAGAAAAATCAGGAAATATTTTGACTCAAACTATTGATGCAGAAGGTAACCTTATTGGTGTTAATAATATTAATACTCAAGAAACAAAATTAAAGGAGAAAGAAAATATTTCTACTGCTGATATTTGCATGGAATTATTTGAAGGTGAAAATGTTGTTACTGGTAATACCGACCACGGACAAAGTCTTTTGGTTAGTGGTCCATTTGCAAATAAAAATAAAAAAGACTAAAATAAAAAAGACTAAATATAAAGGATTTATAAAAAGTAATTTAAAAATTAATTAAATAATATAACTATTATGAAAATTTGTTATATTATTTCTACTTGTGATAAATATTTGGATACACGTGTCAAATATCAAATGAATACTATGTTGAAAAACGTAAATAAAGAAGATATTTATTATCTTACTTCTAAACCAAATATATCTGAACGTCAATTTGGATGGTATACCATGGATGATTGCCAAAATATTACATGGAAGTATATCCATTTTATTTATAATATGGATATTCCTAACTATGATTGGTATATTTTTATTGATGATGACACATTTGTATTTGAATCTCGACTTCATAAACTTTTGTCCTTATATAATTCCAATGATTGTTATTATATTGGAAAAGAATTAGATCATATTAAAAATGAATTTTGCTTGTATATGTCTGGTGGAGCTGGTTATGCTATTTCAAAACCTTTATATTCTCTTATTGTCAGTTATTTAAAAAAAATTGGTTTAAGCAATGCATATTATCCTCTCATAAATTTAAAAGAACAGTTCTGTGATGATTTATGCATTGGGATTTGGATTCAAGAGATTAAAAAAGAAAACAATAATATTAATATTAAACAATTTAATAATGATTTATTCCACGTTGGATTGGAATCTGATATAAATACTGCTATTACAATTCATAAAGTTACTAATGAAGAACAATATGAATACTATTATTCTATTTCAGAAAAAGAACCAATTTTTATTACTGAACCTATAGTTACACTTGAAAACCATAAACTTGAAATAAAACCTAATAAAAAAGACACTGTTTTTGTTTTGATAACAGACCAAAATTATTTTAATAAAGCCAAGCGCACTATAATTGATCTAAGAACAAAAGGCAATTGGAATAAAGATATTGTGTTAATTACTATTGATTTTGATTTAAATATTAACTTTAAAGATTTTTACCAAATTACAGAAGTTAAATTTCCATCTATTAATAAAACAAATCTTTTACAAAAAATCGGTAATAATGGGTTTAATGATACTACGGATAAGAGAGAAATTCATAAATTGAATCAATGGGAAAAGTTTCATGTATTTGATGTATACTTCGCTCAATGGTCTCGAGTAGTTTATTTAGATGCGGGACTAAGAGTATTAGAAGATATCAAATATATTTTGGAAGTAGATTATAAGGATAGATTAGTTGCTCCGAAAGATGGGAAATTATATGATGACAGGGAGTTCAATTGTCAATTAAGTTATGATAATCAAGAATTAATAGAATCTTTCAAAAATGAGTATGGAGAGAACGTGCTGAAATCAAATTACATGTTAAATTGTATGTGGATTTATGACACTAATATTTTAAACTTATGTGATAAAAATCAGCTCATAGAAGCTATGAATAAATATACATTCTGTAAGACAAATGAAATGGGAATTATGAATATCTTATTTCATTTTAAATATAATTTATGGGAGCGGTTACCTATAAAAGCATCTAATGGAAAAATCTTGTTTGATTGGTGTGAACTAAATCAAAATTATCATACTACTTGGAGAGAATATTGTCTACTTAAGTATCCTGTTTCCATAGGGTTCGATGATGTATAAAATAAAATTGATTACTAATATATTTAATAAATATTATGCAAATATATTACAATGAATTTAACTGAAAATGTTTTTAAACGTTTTGATAAGGTTTCATTTGAATTAACAGATGAGTTAAAGGAAGTCTTATATAAAGAACTAAAAGAAGCTCAAGATTATTCTTCTCCATATCATTTGTCAATTAGAACAGAATATTCAATATTCCATGCAAGGTTAGATAATTATTTTAAAATTAAAGGTTTTAAAAAACAGCCAAGTAAAACTGACTATTTAGCGTGGATATTGTTATTAACATATCCAAAAGAAAAAATAAGTAGTTTTCAAGCTTTGAATGATATGAACTTAGAATTTGTAAAATTAACTAATTCTTCAAATCGTGTTACAAGTAGTGAAGACATAAATAGTGATTTTGAAATTATAAATGAGGAAGATGATATGTATGAATATACATTAACACATCGTACGTGTATCTGTAGTCAAACTATAGAAAATATCTATAAATTAAAAAATAAATTTACAGATATTACTTTTCAAGTTGGTTGTGATTGTATTAAAAGACATGGGTTAGTAAGTAAAGAAGAATTATGCAAACATACCGAAAGATTAAAAATAAAAAAAGAGAGAAAAAAAGAAATAGATGAAGGATTGTCAATAGGTTATTATGAAAAATTGCGAAGAGCTGATAAAGAATTAAAACTAAAACAAAAATTGGAAAGAGAATTTAATAAAAATTTACGACTCCAAGAAAAACTTATGAAGAGAGAAAAAAAACAAGAAGAAGAAGAAGAAAAATTAATGACCTTAGAAGACTCTTATGTAAAAAGAATAAATAATATAAGCCATTATAAAAATTGTATACTTTGTAAAAAAGGAGGATTATATAGTAAATATTGTAAATTAATTATTTGCTATAATTGTGTTCCAAGTAGTGTAAGAGTAAAAAAAAATTTAATAAATGATGAAATTTTTAAGAAAAAGAGAGAATACAAAGAGGAGGAATGTTTAAATTGTGAAATTCTCATTATTTATAGATACAAAGGCATTATAAAGCGCTTCTGCGTGAATTGCGAAAAAAAATTTAAAATATTAAAATGTAAATTATGTCCGAATGAATTTATGGATAATATAAATTCAACTGATATATTGTGTAATATTTGTGATGAAAAATCTATAAATTGCATTGATTGCAATCATAAATTTATACAAGAAAATATATTTATTAAACGATGTGGTTTATGTCAATATAGATTTATATATAAAATAAAAATAAAAATTTGTCAAGAATGTGAAGATGAATTTGAAGTTAAAGAAAATAAAAATTGGAAAACATATTGTGGTGATTGTTTTAAAGATAGTTTATGTTCTGTTAAATGTCCTGATTGTGGTTTAACATTTAAAAAATTACCAAATCAAGAATGGAGAAAAATTTGCACTGATTGTTATTATAAATCAAAAAATAGATCTACCATTTATTCGCTTTCTTGACACTGATTTTAGGTCCGGCGCCGCGTTTCTTAACATTATTTGGGTCATATTGTTCCTCTTCATCTTCGTCTTTGAGCCCTTTGGATAATTCCCAGAATTCTTTAGAGCCTAATCTGAAGTCACCGTGATTATCGGCTTTATACCAAAAAACTTGGTCGTGTAATTTATTGGATTTAGAGTTATTGTTTATTACCAAGCACTCATAATTTTCAGTACATTGGTCCATGACCTGACAAAAGCTCTCAAAAGTTGGGAACATACCGGCATAATTTTCATAAATACGCTTTCTATTTGCAATATAATTTTCTCTCAAAATAAAGACGTAATCAATATTTGTTCTAAGGGTTGGAGGTATGCCTAATGGATATTGCATTGTTATGATTAACATGACCTTCCAATGTCTCAATTATACCATTTTCATTCAGACATTTCCTTCTGAAATCACTAAATCTATGCTTTTTAAATGGGCATAGCATTCTCTCGAATGGGTTTAGACTATATCTTAAGGTATCATCGTAATTGGTTAGATTACTCAACCCCACGGGCATTTAGTCGTTGAACTATCATCATGTCCTTACCTTAACGGATTTAGATGACGAGCTGCGGGTTATCTCTATTTTATACCTTTTTACTTTACCTTATGTAGTTAGCATAAGCCACCATTATATTTATATAATGGTTTAGTAGTATAAACTTATCAAGACGTCTCCGCAATTTGGACGTGTCGCATATTGCTAAACAATACACTAGCCATTTTTTTAAATGACTATGGCAAACAATTCACCATTCATAAATAAAAGTCTCATCATTTTATCACGAGCCCAAGTATTATCATATAAACAATCATCTAAAATAACAAATGCGCGTGGATCAATAGTGCTGCGTTTATATGTTTCTATTTCCTTTTTAATTTGCTTTAATACAGTGCGCTGTCTTTTTAAAATATTTTCAATAATAGCAGTATTATATTCATTATGGACGAACAATTTTGGCACCATTTTTTCATAAAATCCATTACCTTCTTCTGTTCCAGAAATAACGGTTCCAATGGGTATATCTTGTTGATAATATAATAAATCTCTAACCAAGAAAGATTTGCCGGTATCTCTCTTTCCGATTAAAACAACAACAGGCCCTTTGTTTTCATTTGGTTTGAAGCTAATATTCTTCATATCAAATTTTTTCAATTCTAAAGTCATCTTTATTATAATTTAGAATTTTTTTTTAAATATATTGGACGCATACTTTTTGTTAAAAATATTAGAAATACAAGAAATATTATAGAAGTAAAAAATAAGTTAAAACCAAGTATTATTTATATTTAAAGTTACTAAATGATTGAAGTTAATTATCAAAAACGAAAGAATATCGAACTTTTTAAAAGTTTAGAAGATCCTGAATTACTTTTTCTCTCTAACGCTCAAAACTACATTCCTATTTATACAAAGTTCTTTTCATTAAATGAAACAAATTATAATAGTATAAACTTAAATCATAAATGGTATATTTCTAGTATCCATAAATCATCTGATGAAGATAAAGAGTATAATTTATATAACTGTAGAATTAAGAATATTGTTAGCAATAAAACAAAAGATAAAAATGTATTTTTTAAAATGGCTCCTTTATTAGACCCGTATAAGTATTTGATTGGAAAATATAATATTCTAGATGAAAAATTATTTAATTTACCAAATTTAGATTCGACAGAAGAAACATGCCACCCTAAGTTTATCGATGTAAATAACTCTGCATATGTTGATGGTATGTTTTTATATTTAACAAGCAAACTATTTCACACCCATAATTTTTCACATGGTGTAGATTATTATGGATCTTTTTTAGGAATTAAAAATGATTTTGTTATAAATGTATTTGATGACATTGATTATTTAAATAATTCTGAATTCTTTAATAAAAACAAAAATATTTTATTTAAAATTGATGAATACGAACACTTATTTCAAGATGAAAATCAAAAACTTAAACCCATTCAAATACAACATAATAGTAGTGCAAAATCACAACTATCTATTAAATCATTTGATAACGAAATATTTGAAGAAGTATTTGAAGAAAATACACAAACTTCAAACAATTTAGCTAACTTAGATGATTTAGTTGATTTAGTTGATTTGACAAATACAAATATTTTAGATAATAAAGACTCTAGTCAAAATGTAACATTAAAATCTAGTTCAACATGTTCTTCCAGATCTTCTTATACAAATGATGAATATGATGGTGAAGAAGAGGAAGATAATTTTGAGGATGATGATGTAGATCTAGAAACTACAAGTCAAGTAGAAGAAGATAAAAATAATTCTGAAAACGATGATTCTGAATCTTTTGAAGAAGAAGAAGAAGAGAGAATAGAAGCAATTATTCCAAAATTTCCAGTTCAAATTATAGGTATGGAATATTGTGAAAATACATTTGATAATTTAATTTTAAGCGAAGAATTAAGTTCTGATGAATGGTATTCTGCTTTTATGCAAATAATTATGATTTTGATAACATACCAAAAGGCATTTAATTTTACACATAATGATTTGCATACTAATAATGTTATGTATAACGAAACTGATAAAAAATTTATTTATTATTGTTATAAAAAGAAATATTACAAGGTTCCAACATTTGGACGTATATTTAAGATCATTGATTTTGGTAGAGCTATTTATAAATTCAATGGTAAACTTTTTTGCAGTGATAGTTTTCAAATTGGCGGTGATGCAGCAACTCAGTATAATACTGAACCTTATTTAAATGAGAAAAAACCCAGATTGGAACCAAATTATAGTTTTGATTTATGTCGTTTAGCCTGTTCCATTTTTGATTATGTTATTGATGATATTACTGAAATAAAGAGCATAGATAAAATAAAAGATCCTGTTAAGCGTTTGATTTTTGACTGGTGTTTAGATGATAAAGGTATAAATATGTTGTATAAAAATAATGGATTAGATCGCTATCCTGACTTTAAATTATATAAAATGATTGCTCGTTGCGTTCATTCACATACACCACAATCTCAATTAGAACGACCTGAATTCAATGCATATTCAAAATTCAAAGGTGAAATACCTACACCAGAACAAATTATTAATATAGATAATATTCCATCCTATGTATAAAATTTAGAAATAGGATTTTTAGGATTATTTTTTTTGTGTTAGTTCATAATACAATAATATTTATATATATTATGAACTCATTTGGTTTTATTATTACAAGACATGTAAATTCAGAAACTACAAATAGATATTGGAATCATTCAGTAAAACTGTTAAGAACATTTTATCCAGAGAGAAAAATAGTTATTATTGATGATAATAGTAACCAAAGTTTTGTAAAAGCGGATTTTGATTATAAAAATATTGAAATAGTACAATCTGAATTTCCTGGAAGAGGTGAGCTTTTGCCTTATTATTATTACTTGAAAAATAAGTATTTTGAAAATGCTGTAATATTACATGATAGTGTATTTATTCATAGAAGAATTAATTTTAGATCACTGTATGGTATGAAAGTATTACCTTTGTGGCATTTTAATGCAGATAATGAAAATGTAAATAATTCAATAAAAATAATTAGTAATTTGCAAAACCCGCACATATTATATAATAAATTAAATGATGAAATAAAGTTAGGATTGCCGAATGATATGTGGTATGGTTGTTTTGGAGTTCAATCATATATAAACCACGATTTTCTTTTACATATAGAGCGCAAATATAAAATAACTAATATGATTTCTAATGTATTATGTAGATCTGATAGATGTTGTTTAGAGAGAATAATGGGGTGTATTTTTTATACAGAATCGCCCAAAATTTTAAAAATGAAATCTTTTCTAGGAGATATAACGGCGCGTGCAAATTGGCGTAAATATACTTTTGATAAATATAATGAAGACTTAAAAAAGGGCTTCGTTCCAAGAGTTGTAGTGAAAGTTTGGTCGGGTAGATAAATGCAAATTATTTTTTATTTTTCTTACTTCTTATACTTTTTCTACTTTTTTTATTTTTTTTATTTTTTCTTCCTTTTTTACTTTTTCCACCCAAAGGATTTACTTTTAAATCTTGTTGTTTTAAAACTTCTGCTACTGG